TTAGAATTTGTAAACCATATTATCCTCATACTTGCCTGAATAACTTGCTGACGCATTGACTACAATTCGTTTCGTATTATCAAAGGCTTCCCAATTATCAATCTTATCTTCCTGCATATACTCAATAAACCGCACAAACTCCGACTTCGTTGAACTGAAGAAAATATAAGGTGGTCGGGTGATATTGACCAGTCGCAAAAAGTCAATCAAGTCAAAATACGTAGCTTGCTTGTAACTTTCTTGTCTGGTGCAGAGATAAGGCGGGTCTAATACAAACAACGCTTTGGGATTATCCGCAAATTTCGGTAGCAACGTGTGGAATGACTCCCGCACAATTTCTACGCCATCCAAATAACCATCCGCCTTTGGATAATCTGACTGGCGAATACAATGCCAGAAATCATTTTGGAATAGCTCATCAATGGTCGCTACTTGCTGGCCGCTAAACAGCAACCAACTCGCCAAGCAATTCAAATCTTTGTAGCCATCAAACGCTTGAATGATTTTGACACATTCTGCCTTTAACTCCTTTGGCATTCGCTTGTTTTTTGGCGTAGCGTTGCCAACAATAGTAAAAAGTTGTGAACGCAAGGCGTTGATGTCGTCAATATGAGCGAGCCTTTCCGCATATCCATCAAAATCATTGTAGATTACGCAGGCTTTCGGTTTTAAACGTTTAGCAGCGTGACTCAATAAACCACTACCGCCAAAGGTATCAATAATCGTCCAGCCCTCTCCATCGTCTTTGATGTTTTCGTTGAGAATCGTCTCAAAATGTTTCAAAAACATTCGTTTTTGCCCCACAAAAGGTAGCGGGGCTTGTTTAAATTGTACTATACTTTGCTTGCTTGCTTGCTTGCTTGCTTGCTTGCTTGCTTGCTTGCTTGCTTACCGAGATTATCTGCATTTTATTTACGCTTTCAAACATTCAATATCACCCCACCTCACTCACAAAATCTACCTGTTCAGGGTCTGCAAAAGCAATGAGATACGTAGGAAAATATGATGCATCCACAGGCATTTCGTAAATTTCTTTGAAATAGGCTTTTTCCACAGTACCGTTGGCAAATAATGCCATACCCACTTTCCCCACTAATTCAGGATTGACTTTCACATTAACCCAAGATTCAGTTGAGCCTGGTTTTAATGTCAGTTTCTGCACCCATTGGTTTTTTGTCCCCTGTTGAGCGGTAGCCGCGGCTTGTAAGGCTGCCACCGTCTCTTGTAATTGAGCAATATCTTTGCCAACTTGATAGGCAAAACCTTGGTCTTGTTGGTTAATTTCTAATTTTTCCATGTTTGTAGTCCTCTTTAGCTTGGTTATAAATCTTTAAAAGTGCTGTATCAAACAGTGCAAGGCTTGCCAGTTTTACACAAGGCTTCACCTTAATTTGCACGGTTTGTTTAGGTTTTACTTGGATAGTTTGCATCATACTCTCCGCGTAATATCGTGTTGTAACCGCACTTTTCCGTTACACCACGTTTTAATTTTGCCGTCTGGCGTGGTTTGTTGCAGGTCAAATCTTGCCTCTTTCCACGTTACATTTTCTGTTTGTTCATGGGTGATGAGAAGGCTGAGTTCATTCCCGTTGATAAAAATGCCTTGGTTGTCGGTCGATAGGTGAATTTTCTCGCTTGCACTGCCTAAAGGCACAATATCGCAATCAAACCGACTGCCTGTAAAATCTAAGGGTTCGCCGTTTTCTTCGGTAAATACTAAGGTTTCCGCTTCATCATCACCACGAATCCAGTTAAAGATAATATCTTGCATGATGCGCTCCAAATATAGCCACTAGTTGATTCGGGCTAAACCGCCAGCCGTTCTCGCCCCCCTGAATCGCATTAAAGCACCATTCAGAACAAAAGTATTTTGAGCGTTTTTGTTTAATCCCAAGAACAATCCCGACAGCACCCCACCAGTCATATTTCTTGCCTGAAGTGCGGTTAAAATAGGCTTTGATTTGCTCCTCGGTGACATCGGTTAGGGGGATTAAATCCCATTTGGTGTTATCAGACACATCAATCTGTTTGCAGCGCACCCCACCGTCTTGCACGCTGGATGAGTAGCAATCGAACACCGTTTGATGCTCATAATGATGCCCGTTGCCAAACTCAATACGCTCAATGGCAATCTCGCAGTGCGAGTATTTGCCCTTTGTGCAAAATCGAGTAATGCGGTCGGCTATCGCTTTGATTGGCTCTTTGCGCCAGTCTCGCTTGTGTTTGTACATCGCCAAATAAACCTTAGCCATTTTGATATGCCTCCATCAAGTTATCCATTTGCTTGATAATGTCGTCATAAGTTACTTGCATTTGCTCAAGCGTTAAACCCGGTACTGTGAGCTCATACTTGCGCATACGTTGATTAGCAAGCTCCATTTGTAGTTTTTCGAGCCCTGCTGCCTGTGTCAAAATCAGGTTTGCAGCGGTCTTATTATCCAGTCTCGCACGTTGTGCAAAGTCTGATATATATCGACTGCACTCGCCTTCATAATTTGCAGATTTAAATGCTTCCGCGGCTGCTTGGCGTTCACGATATTCGCTTTCAAATCTCGTCCAAGTGCTGTAGATTTTTGCCGCGTGCTCATCGATATTAGCGATAAGTCGAGTTTGAGCGTCGGCTAAAAGTGCAGTTTGTTTTTCGACTGAAATATCCCATGTGAGCGTGTCAAGATTTAATTCGTGTGCGGGGCTCGGTTGCTGCTCAATCAACACTGGCTCGCCCTGTTTGTTGCTGACAATTTGCTTGCCTTGAGATTGTCCGTTAATTAGCTCAATATATTTATCTTGGCTAATTTCCACCGCACCTTCTGGGACAAAACTACCATCTGTGTCATCAAAAAAGCCATTTTTGTAGTACATAGTCATTATTTCCATCTCCCAATAGTCATCCAGTCTGCAGTCCCTAAATACCAGCTTGTTACTGTCGCTGTTGTATTCGTTTTGGCTTGCATGAATACCCAGTTATATTGTCCCTTACCGCTTGCTCTTGATTCGTATCGTTCCGTGATAAAACATCGATATTCTTTATCTACATATGCAATAGGTAGGACTAGATCTGTATGCACAGTAGTACCTTCTCGAGTAAATACAACTAGACCGGTCTGAATCATAGTCCCATCAGGATATTTTCTAATTTCAACATTACCGATTTTTTGATAGGTAATTGCAGTATTAATAATTTGAGAGGTAGCTTGATTAAAATCCGTAATCTGGCTCACTGTATGGGTATGATTAAAATTTGCTTTCTTACCAATTTCTGCCAACAGTGTCGCTTTAACATTTTTATCCTCTGCAAGCGCATTCGCAATTTCGGATAAAGTATCCAACGCTGCTGGTGCCGTCCCGACCAATGCAGCAATCGCCGCTCGAACATAGGCGGTTGTAGCCACAGTAGTATCATTGACTGTTTGAGCTGGGGTCGGGGCTTTTGGCGTGCCTGTAAATATTGGTGATGCAATAGGTGCTTTATCGTTCAATGATGTTTTTACAGATGCAGAAACAAGCGCTCTAATTGCTTGCGTAATTTGATTAAATTGCCCTTTATCTGGCGTCATCCCAGCATCTGTTAAAATATTTAACAGTTCAGCCTGCACAATATTGAACCAGTCCGCCCCTGGATAGCTCGGCGCAATGCCATTTCCACCTTCGGTAAACCAACGCGGTGCATTTGGCTGAAACTGTTGATTTTTCACTTCTGGCATCACAACGACACCAGAATTATTGTCGAGTGCGTACATATCATTCCTCTTGATAAATAAAGATCATTTCTAGGTGAGAATAACAAAAACGCTTTAAAAAACATTCCACCTTAGAGCGTTCAAATAACACCAACTCTTGGCTCACATCTTCCAAACACGTTGCATTCCGAATAGATTTTGATGTCGTATAAATAAATACACGCCACGCATTTTCTTGCGGATGTAAAGGATAACCACAATCACGTAAACAATGGTGTGGATAGTGGTTTACCACCTTAATTTGATAACCATGGCGTATTGCTAATTCTTCTAAATAATATTTATTGAATGAGCCAACCTCATTATCTTTCGCTATCAACGCGGCACGACGTGTTTCAATCGTATTGATTTCAGTACATTCTGGTAGTCCATAAAAAACCTCCCAATCATCTAGTAACAAAAATGCATTACTGAGCATTCGTTCTTTCACGAGCTGATGGGCAGTTTCATTGACTTGTACTAATTGTTCGGCACGAATGGATAAAATTTTCCCCATATTGCTATCAGGGCTACGATTCCACGCCAAGCCTACTGGCAATAACTTTAATGCGGCGTCTAAATAATCTACTTGTGTTAGGTTTGCCATGTAATATTCCCCAACACTAAAATTTGATCGCGTTCTAGTTGAATATCCGATTGCAACGAAAGAATGCTGTTATCTGTTTCGCCAATCACATTAGAAACGGTTGCTCGCAAATGGGAAAGATATAAAAGCCCACCTGGTGCCAAGGTTTGAAACAAAGAAACTAACGTTGATTTGACCGCACTTTTTAGCGATTCTGTTGCTGGCACAAGACGAATGGTTAAATCTAATCGTTTCACTTTAGGGGCAAATACAAATAACTCATTGCCTGCTGGCATGCCTTCCCAAAGTCCCGTCACTGTGTTCTTGTGTCCACTGATATAGGCTTTCACTCGCTCGCAATCCTGAGTGGTAGGTAAAATATCTGTCTGATTGTCTAACACAATCGCCACGCCAGTTGTGCCGCCACCGTAATAACGCGGAAAACACCAAGCACGCGTAACCCCATTCACTTCCAATGCCCAACGCACATAATCATGTGGTGCACCACCTGCAGGCGGATGCTGTACACGTTGAATTAAACGGCTTAATAAAGCTGAAAGTGATTCCATTTCTGTGCCACCGCTCATTTTCAGCACAGTCGCATTAGGCTTTACCCCTAAAATAGCATTAGTCAAAGCAAGTTGAGTTTGCGCATTGAGATTACCTTGGCTGCCGTTTTCTGTGCATTGCACGGCAATTTCGGCAAAGCCTGCTTGTACTTGCGTGGTTTGCACCGCGGCAAAGGTTAAATCGGAACGGCCATCACGCCACAGCGTGCCTTCGGTAATTTCTGTCGCACTTACGACTTCAATACGAATCACGCCTTGTGCCGCATTGGCCGACTTTCGATAAATGCCCTTATAGGCGCAATATTCCAGCAAATAATCTTCATCTGCTGTGGTGGGAATAATTTGGCGAGCTAACCAGTCAAGATGTTGATGCTCACTGGCACTTAACGCCGCATTGATGCGATTTAATACCGACACGACTGAATGTCGTTTAACATCTGGAAAACGGCTTAGAAATTGCTGTTCGCCCTGATTGACAAGTTGAGAAAGCGTTGGGGATTGATAAGGCATTACAGGCTCCATACTGCTGAAAACGTGCGTTGCTCGGTTTGCCCATTAGGCAACGTCACAACAACGCTTAACAACAGCACGGACTGTTCAGGATTGGTCGCCATCACGTCAATGGCAAGGGCGTGACCATCATCAATAAGCCATTGTAAGGCTTGTTCGGCATAGGCTTGCGCATCCTCAAGCACATCGGCAAGTTGTTTAGAGCGGGCAAGTGTCCATAGGCGAGATCCCATTTCCACTTGTCTTTCTTCATTCTGATTAAAGTCATTGCCCCACCAGCCGCGTTGATTATCTACGCGCGCATCGGTAAATAAGCTAATCACAATGGCATTGGTTAAGCTGTCATCCGTCAATAATGCAGAATCAAGCGAAACAACATCACCTTCGCCGTCTTTCCACATAATACTTAAATCTGACATCGCTTTTACACCGGTTTACCCACCCCTTTTTCGTGGTCGTGGTTCGCGCCACTCTTACCATTTGAAAGGTGATCTGCTGCTGTTGATGTTCCAATAATAGTCACATCGCCAGCAAATTGCGTTTGTGGAGCGTCAAAGTTAATCTCATCCGCATTCACCGTAAATTTTTTACAGGTCAGAATGGCTTCTCCATTTTGGGTTAATAATAGCTGATGCCCTTCGGCATGGTAAAGTACCGAATCACCAGGTTTTAAAGCAGTCGGGCGTACGCCCTTATCTTCGACAACAATCGCCACCAAATGTGAACGCTTGCCACCGATGGAAAGCACAATAGCTTCGCCGCCCATTGGCACGGAAGAATGCCCATAATTTTGAAAACGCTCCACATCATCTACTACTTCATCGGCTTGCAGTCGCACTTGAAGATTTTGTCGGCTGAAGGAATCCGTTACAATGGACACCACCGCACGCGAAATCAGCGACTTTAAACCGCGTTTAAGTGGAGCTAAAACCTTATTTAAACCATCCATAAATTATTCCTTAAAATCGCCAAATTCCGCCACATTATCTTTCTTTGATTTTTTTGACTTTTTACCTTTTTGTACCTTATCCAAAGACTCCTCAGGCTCATCAAAGGCATCTCGGTGCATTAAGGTAAGCTGACTACGTGTACCATTCTCATCAAGAGTAAAAACGACTTCCACTATCAAACGAGCCTGTCGTTCAAATCCCAACTCGGGTGCGGTAAGCCAAACAATTTCATTGGGTAACCATAATGAACCATCAGGTTTCTGCCAGCCTTGTACGGTCGCTGTAGATTTTTGCGCTTCTGCCTTGTTACGTTTGAGTTCCCACATTGCCCGTTGATAACCGCTCGTCCCTGTCATATTATCGTCAGCGATAATCACCATCGGACGATAGCGTGTAATATCGGGATCTATTACTTCTACTTTTAAACCGCTGGCACTCATTGTTTATCCTCTTTAAAACCGTCAAATTCTTTCACATTGTCTTTACCGTTTTTCTTCCCGCTGCCTTTTTCGCCACCTTGCTCGGCGTCGCCAATCACCCGATACTGACTAAAACGATTTGCCCAACTGTCCGTCAATTCCAACTCTAAAAGATTTTGCCCTAAAATCAATTCGCCCACTGGCTCTGTGCTAGGTTCAGTAAACACTAAATTGCCATTCACATCAGATGTCACTAACACCCCCTTATGCCGCGCGGCTTTGGTTAGCGTATCAAACACCGTTTCGCCAGGCTCAACTTGCCACACTGGGATTTTTTCTGCTGCATCTTGGCTTTGTACCGCCCACACCACATCAATGCCAAACGGCATGCATAAAGTGCGGGCAATTTCTTGCAGATTTTGATTTTTAAAGTGGTAGCTATTGTGAATCACCGAACAATCCACCAAATCGGCGGTTTTATCTCGTCCGCTAATACGCACTGATTTGTCCTCACCACTGATACTTTGATTGAGTTCATCTAAGTAGCCAGTAATCGCCCTCTCGCCGTTTATCTCCAACATCAATGCAACACCGACTTTCAACACAGAAACGTCATCTTCCGCACGCACTGCAATTCCTAGTTCAAATCGTCCGCTCATTGCTTCCAATGAACGGGTAATGGAAAGCGATTTCCAACCAGTAAAAATCAACCCATTTAAGTAAAGCTTAATCTCAGGTTGTTCGATAACCTCACTCATGCCAACACCTCCACTTGCGAACCGCCTAAACAAAACAACGGGTGGCGAATCTGATTGCGTCGCACTACGCGTTCCCAACCTTTAGCTTTGCCTGTTTCATTAAAGGTTACCACCAAGGCGGGTTGTGTATCGGTTAAATCCACCATTTTACTTTCTGCCAACAACTCACCACGCGCGCGTAAATCCAACAACAATGCCAAGCGAAATTGCTCTAATGCTTCATAGCTTTGCCATTGCTCGTGATCGGCACAATCAAAAATCGCCCGTTCAAGTTGCTCATCAATATCACGCAAATAACGCTGCATATCGGCACGGCTTTCAATCGTTGATGGTTCGCCCTTTGTACGTATCGTGATGGCTTGCGCAATAGCTTTGCCATATTCCACCACAAGCGTGGTTTGCATTAAACGCAAGAATACAAACTGCGCTTTGGCTTGCAGTGCGTTCAGTACATTTGTCATACCATATTGCGCCATCACATTGCGCGATAAGGTCTTGTGAATAGACTGTTGATTTGTTTTTCCGTCACGTAAGTTCTCTAATACGGATTTGGGCATTTCTGGATGATGTTGTTGCAGTTTTGTTTTGGCTTGGTTCATCGCGTCACTGAGCGCGGTCATTTGCACAAAAACACGTTGCGTATCCACCGCATTTTTTAGCGAATGTTCTACAGGCATTGCCGTTGCTACCTGTAATCCACCGTAATAGTGATTCACAACACGACCAGATGCGCTTACTGCTACACCTTGCCCCCCAAATTGCACCAAGGACTGTAGTTCTTTCGCGAATAATTGCGGCGTGTGAATCAGTGTACTCAAGCGATTTTTAAAGCCCATTACGCGGTTTTTAAATTCGCTTCCCACAGCTAACACCGCACCAATCCCGTCAAATACGGTTTCAATTAGGCCAATAAAGGAATCCACTAAATTAAAAATTGGCGCAGTGAGTTCATCAATAAAATCCAACACACCTTCAATCATCTCCGCAAACTCATCAGTCAGTGCATTCAGTGCATCCGCATATTGATTTAATACACCAAACAAGGAATCTTTCTTGGCTAGCGGCGCAATTTCATTGACAGCAGGTATAAAGCTAATATCAAAACGCGTGACGCGTAAATGTCCGGTGGAATACACCGCCTTATAATCATCTACGCGTACTTCCTTAGTGCCGAAATACGGATGTTTCAGTGTACCTGTTCCTGGTTTTTCTAAGGCTTCAATCAGCTTTTCTGCCTGTTTTACATGGTCATCACCAATTACTAAGCAACTGATGTGGTAATTGCGCAGGCGTAGGCCTAAATCTTCCGTCATTCCGTCATCACGTAATGGATATTCATAACGCACCAAACGGCGACCACCGTCCATCCCTTGTTCGTCTTCAATTAAAAACGGCACGCCACGGAAAGATCCCTTGCCGCTTTTTTGTCGCATTTTGCTCATTGTTATGCTCCGCTGTATAAAGACGGGCCACTATAACCAGTCATTGTTTGAATTTTTAATTTGCTGTCTGATTGGTTCGTTTTAATTTCTGCACGTGAAACAGATGCCATTAATCCTGCTACGGGTTTTACGTTCACTTCAATTTGCCCATTTAATTTCGTATCAATAGGATTAATGCCTGCCAATTTTTCGCCGATTTCACTCCCCACAAAATTGCCCACTGATTGCCCCACATTGGTCACCGCAGCAGAAATTTGCTGTGCGGGGGCTTCTGCAGTTTTAGGCTTTTCTTCGAATTGCTCACCGACTTTATCGCCCAGCCAGCTCCCCACATATTCGCCTAAAAAGCCGCCAATCGCTGCTCCCACAACGGGAATCGGAATTAAGGCTTGACCGATAATTGCCCCAGCAGTTGAACCTGCAATCGAACCGATAGACTCGCTTTTCTCACGGGCGGTGGAATCTTCATCCAATAATACCGCTGCACCTTGTGCCATCGCCAAGCCAGTATTCAATAGCGGCACCGCTTTCGACACAGTTTTACTCACCGCAGACGTGGCGGATTTCGCCAAATTCACCGTGCTTTTGCTCACATTAGTGGCAGTGGTTTTCAGGCTTTGGGTGGCTTGTTTCACACCATTTGCCACATTCGCTCCACCGCTTGTTGCGACAGTCGGTGATGCTTTAGGTGCACCCGTTGGCTTGACTGCTTTTGCTGGTTTATGGTTTAGATCATTTGGTCGATATTTTCCATTGGATTTCGACCGCACTTTTTTGCCGCGCTTGCGTTTACCGCTGAAATCACCACCCACACCGCCGAAATCAGTCGGCATATTCACCACATATACCGATTGCACACCCGCCGTTTGCCCAATTGCGCTGGCAACACTGTCCGCTGGATTCGGTAAGCTACCTTTTTTACCGCGTCCAAATAATGCCTTGCCAATCCCCCATGTAGCTTTGCTAACACCAGCGACACCTTTACCAAAGCCATACACACTTTGCCCGGCGGAAAGGCTAATACGTGCCAGCTTGTTTGCGCCATAAAGCGCGGCGGCAAATTTCGCAATATTGCCGTAACCACCTGCCTTTTCGGCAATCCAACTCATCACCGAGCCAATATTTTCTAAGATGGGTTTAATTTCTGTGGCAGCGGATTTCAGCTCCTGCAAGGCTTTCACCAACACATCACTGACGGTTTTGGCAAATTCGTCTAACGTACCGTCGTCAATTTTTTCATTGAGCCAATCAACAAAACTGCCCATTTCCTTTTTCAGCGTATCGAAGGCACCGTGTTCCATAAAGCGCGCTTGCATTGACGTCCAAGTATCTTCAAGGTTAGAGACTAAGCCGTCCCAGGTTTTCATCTGTTCTTTTGCCACACCCTTGGCATCACGCCCCATGGCGCGTAAAAGCGCAGCAATGGCTTTACGTCCTAACTTGCCTTCTTGTAGCATCTTTTGCATTTGGTCGGCGGTGTATTTGCCCCCTGTTTCTTGGGCTAATAAATCAAATACTTTGACATTACGTTCCAGTAATGGGTTGATTTCTTCCATTGAGAGCTTGCCTTTAATAAAGCCCTTACTAATGGCTGAAATATAACCGTTTAAGTTTTCCGCATCGCCGCCTACTTTAGCGTTATAGTCCACAAGGGCTTGCAACGAGCCATTCATCGGATCAATGCCAGCCGTTTTCAGACGCATCATCGCTTGTTGCGTATCAGCAAAGGCCATCGGCGTATCAGTGGCGAATTTTTGCAACCATTTATTAGCTGCGTCCCCTTGGTCGCCAAAGGTTTGTTTCATCCGAATGCCTGCCATTTCAAAGTCTGCGGCAGTGCGTAACATTGATTTTCCTACCGTCGCAGCACCAGCGGCTGCACCCACACCTAAAATCGGGATGGTCATATTGCCCATGCTGTTGATTTTATTCGACACTGCGCCAATGCCTGCGCCCAAGGTTTTAAAATGTACGCCAGTGGCTTTAATTCGGGCGGAAAGTGCGGTCAGTTTTGCGCCAGATTGGGTGGCGAATTGCGAGACATCGCGCCCAAAACGTGCGGCCTGTTGGCTAATATTGCCAGCGAGATTGATATAAAAAGAAGTGGAATTGCCAAAGCTTGCCATAATGTCCTCTAAGTGGATGTGTTGATGTAACTAATTAAACGCGGCAAGGAAAGAATGGGTTGAGAAAGCACCCACAAAGGGGTGCATTGATAATGTTTAGCCAGCAACAGACAGGCTTTCTCAAAATTACGCGTCTGTTGCTTCCAAGCGCCCCCGTTGGTCGACTCCTTGCGCGGTCGCTTTTGCAATTTCTTGGGCGGAAAGCATCGCATTAATGACTTCCATATCCGCAGTGGAAAGCGAACCAAGCTGCTTTAAGGAAATCGGACCGCTAATTTTGCCAATGCGTTTAATTTGGCGACGAATCAGCTCATAGTTAAATAACACTTGGCTAACAACTAGAACCGGCTGACCTTGTGCATCCATCAACAAACGTTCTGCCGCACATTCCGCCTCAATTAAATCTTGAGTAGTCAGCTCACGAGTTTCCACATCAAGCTGCGGTTCATCACCAAACATTAAGCCATCTTTTAAACGAAATTCCATAATTTACTCCTTACGCTGGTTTACAATCTACCGCAGCCACTTTTAAAGTAATTTCTCCTTTAGCAGAAAGGGTTACCGCGTCCACCGTCCACGCGCCAGCAAGTAAATAGGTTTGCCCCACGTCCGTTTCAAATTCCACCGTGCCGTCGGTCATATTTTTGAGTTTAAAAATATCAATATCTGCACAGTTAAAAATTTTACATTCCACCGTCGCTTCCGTGGCAGTTTCTTGATAGCCATACACGCGTGAGCCTTTCACTGTTTCACGCGTATAACCGCCGATGTCTAAAGTGGCGTCATCGCCAGTTGGATATTCTGCACCGTCAATGCGAATAAAGGCGCGCCCTTGGTATTGTTTCCCCATTGTTCATTTCCCCTATAAACGATATTGAATCGCGTGCGCATACACACGGAACTGATTCACTAAATCTTCGCCTGAAAGCACGTTTAAACGGCATTTATTATCGGCATCACGTTCAACCAGCAAGGTTTTGCTAAAGTTGTCAAAGTTTTCCACCAAGCCTTTGTACTCCAACTCGGTAAACAAGGCGAGCAACTCGGCGCGGATCACTTTTGGCGTCACAATCGCTTGCCCTGGTGCAACACGAATGCCGTCATCCGCCAGTTTATGGCGTGGATATTTCTGCGTAATACGTGTGCGAATGGCGTAACGCAAATAACTTAAAGTGGCAATGGTTTCAATATAAAGATAACTTTCGTCCATATCGCCAAAGCTATTTTTACGATACATTGTGATCGCCGTCTCCAACTGTGGCTGGCTGTTGGAATTCACGGTATAAGTACTCACGCCGCTATAAAGCAAGGTATTGCGTGCCGGTAAATCCCAACGGTCTGACATGGCAGGCGGCAGCATATCCATGACCAGCGTTTGCACAGGACGAGCTGGGTCAATCGCAAGCGAACCCGCTGCCACAGCACAATAAGCAGCTGCCCATTCGTAAGCAGGCTCTGGGGATTTATTAGTTGCCATCAGCGTAAACAAATAATCGTTGCGTTGTTCTGCAAAGGTTGTTGCGGTTGCGTGCGAGCCACCTTTTGCCATAAAGCACAACCCGTCAATTTGTTGCATCGGTCCCCAACGATTCACGAGTTCCGTGCGTAGCGCGTTGAGACTTTCGGTGTCAGTAAACGGATTCACTACATAATTCCACCATTCCGCGCCAAAGCCAGTAATCGCATCCGTCATACTTGGGTTTACCGATCCACCGCTCATCGGCGTGATGTTAAGTGAAATGCCGTCAGGGTAACTTTCACCGCTGTAGTAGTTGGCTCGAATATCAATCTCATTGCCGCATTCGCCTTTAAAGCGAGCAGTTAAAGAAATCACGTCATTTTCCACCGCACTTTCCACCACAGTATCACCATCCGCCGCAATCAGTTTTTGCAATTTAGCGGCTAACGTTGCTGCCGTATCGCCTATCGCTACCGCTTGTTGATAACGACGACCAGCAATCATTACGTTTAACACCCCCGTACCGCTTGCAGTTCCCACCACTTGCACTTTGCCAATGGCTTTTGCCCCATTAGATTTTTCTTCCAGTGGCAACACCCATAAATCTAACGTGCTATTGTGCTTTTTAAACACGCGCACCATATTGGCAAGTTGAGATCCACGACCAAACAAAGCCTTTGCTTGAGCTTCATTTTGCACGCGTACTGCTTGGCCAGCAATCGCCGAACCTGTTGCCAATTTTTGACCGAGCATTAAAACTTTGTGCAACATTGCTGGCGTACCAGAAACGGCACGGCTATTGTCAAATTCAATGTAAGCTAAAGGCACTCGAATTGCGTTAGGAATGCCATTAAATGAAATCGCCATTATTCGTCCTCTTTGGTTGTTTTCGCCTTGCTTGCCGCTTTGTCATTGACAAGCTCCACATCACCAGCTTTTAAATGGTTAAGCCAGTATGCTGTTTCTGGTTTTTCTTCCCCTTCTTCAGAAAGTTGTTCAAAACTTTCTGGGTCGCGAATAATTAAGCCTGCTTTTGGTTTAATTTTCATTAGGATCTCCCTGTTTAGGTAAAATTACGGTAAGTTGAGTTTTGTCATCAAGGACGTTTTCATCTCGTGATTGATTAAATTGGTGGTGATATACAATGAAGTCGTCCAAACTGCTTTCATCAGTGTCACAAGGCAAGGGTTGTACAGCGTTGAAATACATCCCATATACAGCCACGCCCATGCCACTTTGGGTATCGCTCCACAAATTCTGTACGCTTTGTAGTTCAAACATACCGCTAGGGGCAATATGTGCGCCATCCAGTCCTGCGGTTAAGCGTTCCACAATTTGATAAATGCCCACTGCATCGCGCCGTTGTCCGTTAAGCACCTTGGCAACCACAAACACGCCCCAACGCGCTGTTACGCAATTTCGGCGTTCATTCGGTACTTGTCCCAACCACGCCACATACACGGCGGGCGGATTACGCACCAAACGGCGAACACTGCTGTCGTCCCATTGACCAGGATGTTCTTCTACTTCCTTTAAATGGTTACCACATAGCCGCTTAATTTGCGCAATCAGCGCATTAGAGGTGGCTGCAATAATGCTACTCATCAAATAAACCCTTTTGCACGTTCACGCCCCCATACGCTACCGCCTGATTCCATCACTACAGTATTGTCGCTTTCTACGGTTTCTCCGCTATCCGACAAGCCAAGAGTAATTGTGCCGCTGGCGACTTTTTCCAAAAATCGGATACTGTCCTCATAATCTTGTCGTGCTTGATCAGTTGGGCGATTTTTCTCTAAAAAATAACGTGCCAAATAACAACAATGACGCACTAACACCGCAGGAATGTTATTAAGTGGCAGGGTATAACGTCCAGCTAAGTAGCTATCAATAGTTTGCACTGCGTCCTCTAAGGCTTCATCAACTTTTGCCTCGTCCAACGTACCATCTGACAAGCGCGCCAAATCCAACAATTCTTCTTCGCCATAACGTTTTTTTAAGTCGGTAACATTGGCGTAAGACATTATTCAGCCTCACTCAATAATGCGATTAAATCTGCTTTCTTCGCATTACCATCAAAGGTTTTGCCACGTTCGCGCAATGCATTTTTAAGCTGTTCAACGGTTAAGGTGTTTAAATCGGTTGGTAATGGATCTTCACGAACTGATTTTTCTTCGTCACGATCCGCATCACCTTCCGATAACCCTTCGCCAGATTTTTCACCGTCTGTCGCGGTAATTTCTTTAACCACCAAACGCGCATCGCCTTTAAGGGCCGCAATTTGCGTCGCACTAAGGTTTTTAAAAACATTGTCACCTTTGTGCAAACTAAGCCCAGCTCTGCGATAGCCGTCTTTAATGCGGTTTTGTACCAGTACACCACCGCCTTGATAAAGTTTTTCCATTGCATTGTTTCCCTGCTTTAAATCATGTTTAAAGAGCATTTAAAGTGCGGTTAAAAATCACCGCACTTTTCCCGCATTTACCTACAGATAATCGGCGACCACCAATTCCAAGCGACCTTTCAATTCGTTATCCACGGCCGCACCGTCTTCGACACGGAACTCACGTTCTAATAACTTGGTTGCTTCTTCTTCCAACGATGGCGGCACAATGATGTGGGTTGGTTTAATGCCTAAACGGCGGCCACCGTCCCCTTGTACTGCACGCATCGCTTTAATGGCTTTCCAAAGGTTCTCTGCCGTGAGTTTGCCTTTCACTGCATGCGCCATTTGCCAGAAACCATACCCCACGTTAGAACGCGCATCTACACCATAGGTGAACACGTCTTTCATAAAGACTTTTTCATCATTCGGATCGGTAATTTGCGCTGGTGTTGGGGTTTTACGTTCTTGGTAAATAATCGGCTTTAAGGCGCGCGAACAGTCTAAGAGATACCAAGCATTGTCTGCGGTTACACCAGTGCTATCATCGGTGATGTTACTTACCGATTTCGGGCTGGTGCCGTCCACATTTGCGCCCACCGGATGATCGGTGTCAAAGAAATACTGCTTGTCGTAACATTCAGTGGTAAAGCCGTCTTTTAACGCACCAAATACTAAAGTGTCTGGTAATTCACCTGCAGCACGCCCCAATTCTTCAATGAGTGGGCTATACACGCCAACGTTGTCATCTTCGATATCGGTACGCGCAATTTCCACCGCGTTAGCCCATTTTTTGTTGGTAATCGAATAACCGTGGCTTTGAATCGCGGTAATCGCACGTTCACCTACCCATTCTTTCAAACCTGGCATTTGACCGAGCCACGCATAGGTATTTGCCGCGGTTTGCGATTTCACTACCGTCGCAATTTTGCTGTATTGACTCGGAGCACGTGCCAAGCCTTCTTTAAAGTTTGCACCAAAGCCGACAAACAGGGCTTTAACAATATCAGGGGTTACATTTGCCATTATTCAGTCTCCAGTTGTTTTGCGTAATCAGCTTCACTCATGCCGAGTAATTTAGCCGCTTCTTTTTCCGCTGCACTTAATACTGCTGTGCCTTTTTCTGCTTTTGTCGCGGCAACCTGTGTGGTTTGCTGTGCACTTAACGCCGCAATTTTCGGACGGCTATCTAACATTGCTGACAACGCAGCAACACCTTGTTGTTTGCCGAAGGCTTTCAAGTAATCTTCTTCCGCCTTCATCGCACGACCGTCATTGCGCGCTTGCGTCACCACTTTTTCAATTTAGGTTTCTTCGCTTTGTGCCGACAGCACAGCTACTTGGCTTGCCATTGCGTCATAGGTCGCTTTCGGTACATATTGGCTTAAATCTACTTGAGTGGATTTCGCGCTCAAGGTCGCCACTTGTTCTTCCGCCTCTTTTTTGCCATTAATCAGTGCGTCTAGCGCATCTTTGGCTTGCTTGGCTTGTTCTTCTGTCGGCTCCGCGCCTTCGGCAATCTCAATACCGAGTGTCGCCAACAACTGTTTCAACAGATCCATTCGACTGTTCTCCTGTTTGGGTAAGGTTGCCGAAAGCACCGCCAACCGCTGCATACCAGTCACACCAGGATCATTAGTCAGCGCTGCCATTCGGATTTCCAGCGGTATGCCTTGCTCATCGTAAGGAAACACCGCACTTAAAAACGCAAACTCGCCATTTTTAATGTGTTCGTAGGCTTTCGGTGTCCAACGCGGCTTAATAAATAAGCCCTGACGTTGTTCATCATCAAACCAACGCATTTCATCTGCATTAAACCAACCTGCCGCCAACACAGCACCCGCTTCCTTGCCCTGTTTCGCCTTAAACCAAGATTCGTGTTCATAATCCACGAGCACGTCTTGTTTTAAATTGCGCACCAAGCCAATTAAGCGGCTCGCAATGGCTTCATCTAAAAACCAATGCGCCACATCGGTAGGCGAACCATCCCGTGAGCGAAACTCGCCTTTAGGTAACAGTTGCTGCCAGCCGTCGGGGGTAGCGGTAAGTTGGGCGGTCAAAACCGCCAATGGGGTTATCTTTGCGTTCATAGTGCTATTTTGGGGGGCAAAGAGGTTTGGGTGAGTTTGTGGAAGATCAGGAATAAAAAAGGCGTATTTCTGAAAAAGAAATACACCTAGACAAGAAAGGATTTTATAAAATCGTTTAAGAGGCGTTTAAATACGTTTAAGTGCGTTTAAATTTTTTAACCCGATAAACTTTACCATAAAAAATAAAAATGCGTATATGGCAGTTTTAGGGCGGTTTTTATTATTCATCCGAAAGGACTTCTTTAAAGCGGTTAGAAATAATTTGTCGAATTTCTTTTTGACCGCTCTGACCCAATCCTAAGAAAGGTCGTGCATGCATAGATTTTGTGCCGCTTTGATGGTACTGACCATAAGGCTCTGCTGCGCCAATCATTGCGAAATCATCACCATAGTCTAAATTTAAACTCGCCACCAAATCCCCGCGTACCTGTAAGATTTTGCCATCATAGCCGCGATTTTCTCTCGATTGCTTGGTTTTAGGGTGCAATGCTGCCCATTTCTCGCCTTCTGGCGTGCGTTCTTCATCAAAAGCCATTTCGCTTTCTTGCCATAACACATTAGCAACCTTACGCGTAAGCCCTTCGGACTTTGCCGCCTCCTGCAATTTCTGAAATTTATTCGTAATAGCTTTACTATCGAATTTAAAATCAAAGTGCATAATCTTTTTCCGTTTAAAATTTGACTTTTACACACATCGGGGGTAGATTGAACCAATCTCATAAATGGCGGTGCGTTTGCTAAGGGTAAGCATCAGGCACAAAAGTGCTGAGTATATAGGTTCGATTCCTTTCCGCCGCCATTTATAGACTTCCTTTGATGATGACATAATCGCCTTTTTTCACTTTCCCAACAAAATCACCATAATCTAACTTGTAAGTATTAATTACGGCGTCAAGTTTTTCTTTGGGCTCAAATCTAACCTTTTTGTCGCGTGGTGAAAGCTCCGCAACCACTTTAATGGTTTTAGCTTGATTTACATAAATTAAGTTATTGTGTTTTTTATCCCATACAATCACTAAAGGTTGCGCAATGATTTGAGGCAGCGACGCAAAATCCTCCTTGGATAATGCAACTCCTTTTTCTCTATGTTTAGGGCTATTAGCGTGAGTAAAATTCCGCTCAGTCATCACCAATAATTGCTCGGTTGTTTTATTTCCATTGGATATTTCAGTCACCTTTTCAGCAATATCTGAACCAATTATTCCAACCGTCATATATTTGTTGTCGTGCTTATCCTTCGACAACATCGCTTTCACCCAATCCGCAAACGCCTTATGTCGTGCTTCACTGTTATTAATCGCCTGAATAGTCTGTTGGCGCAATTCACGATTTTGCACTTGCAATAATTTACGAATCACCGCGCGATCAGTGCCTAATGCTGCTTGCCCGACGTTATAATTCCAACCTGGCTCCGTTTTAATCGTGCCTTGATTGGTTTTAAATACCGTAATTTTGCTATGCGTTTCTTCACCGCTTAGCGGATCTGAGCCAGCTAATGCCCATTCTTCTTGCAAACGTCCGCCACTTTCATCCACCGAAAGCCCTAAATTATTCAGTTGAAAATCACTCAATGCCCGTACTCGACAGCGACAGCCCCAGCCATTAGGCGGGTAAAGGGTATCCCAAATCGGATCATCAAAACGATACACTTTGCCGTGTAATGCCATATGGCTTGGGCGCGTGCGGCTATCTTGCACCGCCACATACTGCCAATAAGGTTGTTCGTCGCTGTTGGCAATTTGCTCCGCATAACGCCCGGCGTGGTAAGCAGTAATTTTATTGGTGCGTAAAATGGTGCGCAAACGGCGCGGACTACCTAATTGCACCACGGTTTTTCGTCCGAGGTCGTCGGTCATTTCCTGCTTACCCCACCAACCTAACGCGCGTAATTTAGGCTCAAGCTGTTTAATAAAATCACGCTCTGACATACCGCTTTGCACGGCGTCTTCCGTTGCTTGGCGTAAGGTTTCCAACACGTCCAGCTTAGTCACTTTTGCCACCGTAAAGGCTTTAGCGTGCGCAGCATCGAGCTGTTCTTGCCAATTCCACGTAATCTTGTAGCCTTTCGATTTTAAATAATCCACCGCCATTTTCGGCTCAAGGCGCAACAAATAGCCCATATCCAAATCGCTATTATTTGGCATCGCAACGTCCCAATAAATCACTAATAAAAATCGCTTTCGTCATCATAGACTCCAATTCACTATCGTCTAATTGCGCATATAGGGTTGCTATTTTTTCTTGCGCAAACTCATAACCGCCTTGCTGTAAGGCTTCTACCACAGGTTTCAATAACGGATCCATAATCGCTTCATATTGCTCGGCAGTCGGTTCCATTTCATCGACTAGAGCTTCATGATCGCGTTTCACCGACAGCACGGCCATACCTTTCTCATTTTGTGCCGAAAGTGCGGTAAAATTTGGTTGCGTTTTGCGTTCCAGTACCGCTTCATTTTCGCCCGCCATCGGAATTTGTAACTTATCGTGCGCCCATTGAGTCGGGATACGAAAGCCAATATCGACTAGCTTATTAATACCATCAGAAAATTGATTAATATCTTCCGATTCCGACACATCAAATTCAAAACGCGGAATGCGTCTAACATCGCGTAATCCATGCGTATTGAGCACATAAAGCGGATAGACTAAATCGCGCGTTAAAGTCGCCGCAAGGCGTTTTAAATCGCTATTGCGTAACTCAAGGCGCACATCATTATGCACATTGCCCAGTGCATTTGTGCTGGTTGCACCGTCCGCTTGGCTAGTGAGCGTGCCGCCTAAAATGGCTTTACTCATGGATTTCTCTGCCCACTCAATCATTGCCATAAATTCTGTCGCATTGCCTTCTGCCGCGCGTTCAAATTCAATTTCCATCCCACGCGGAATAATCCCGCCAGCGTTATGCCCAATGCTCATCACTGCGCGTAATAGCGTGTCTTTTTCCGTTTTAGTTGCACCTTCTGGATATTTACCCAAGCGCATAGGCAGCCCATAAATCTCTAGAAACTCGGCAAAATCTCGCGCTGAATAGTTTTTATAAATAAATGGCCAAATCAATGTACGTATTAAGCCGATGCGCGACAAATAACCAGTCTTGGCTTTTGCAATATGCGTAATCCAGCCGAATTGTTGCAATGGCACACCGTCTACCGAACCATCGCGTAGCCGTAGGGTATTTCGCTCAAAAGTCGGGGTCATAAACCAAGATGGATCGCGCCATTGCACAGATTTAATCAACTTCAAGCCGCCAATCAGTTCTGGCTCCCATTGAATTTCTTGGCAAGAATAGCCTTTTAAAATTGCATCGGTAGCATCAAAAATACAATCGTCCAACCAAGTGGCATCCAGCAAAACATCCGTCAACCAATCCGCATCACGCTGTTCTTCCGGTGTCGCATTACGTGGTGGCACAATCTTCCAATCTACCGTCAACAGCGCACTGCGGCGTTTTCCCAGTTCTGATTGCAAATGCGCATCTTTTTCTTCCATATCTTCCGCGAGTTCCGCCTGTGCGACTAAATCTCCCACCTCGGCGGCGCGTAAAATGCGTGCCGCTTTTGCAGGTGTCAATCCGCTGGTCGGGTGTTCGCTATAGGTACGAGCAAGCCACGCCAAGCGGCTGTCATTTTCCGTTTGTAACGCATCGTCAAATACAAACGGGTTGCCGTGAATATCTAAAATTTTGCTTTGCATAGGTGTATCCTTAAAAATCCCAATCGGATGTCATAAAACTATCAAATTCGCCATCGTCTTCTTCTGTATGCTTGCTCGGTAGGGGTGTAAATTCAATCTCGCCCCCCGTCATAAAACTCGCGCGTACCGCCATACAATACGCCACAGCACTATCTCCGTGGCGTTTGCCAGATTTGCCGTTGCTTCTTGCTTTGTCGATTTTGGGCACACCGTTTATCACCACAATATGCCCTTGGTCTAAGATAATCTCTTCATTACGTGGAATCTTAATTAACTCGCTTTCATACAACGCCTTATATTTCGGCATCCATTCTCGATACCATTTATCATTGAGTTGCACCGTTTCCACCATGCTTGCGCCATATCGTAACAAGGCACTTTCTGCCAAATATCCCCCGTTACCCGTAGCATCGAATGACGACCCAATAAAACGTGGCAATTTAGGTAACACAAACAACATAATTTGCTTTTGTTGGTCGTAAGGACAATTGCGAATTTCCAGCGTGAGTTCAATTTCCCGCGCCGTACTTGGCTGACACGCACACACGGCAAACACGCTCAAGTCGCCACTGCGCGCAAAGTCCACGCCAAAACTATGGCGCAAATCTGGATTTAAGGCTTCCAAATGAGGTAGCACATCTTTAAGGAGCCATTCCAGCGTTAGCACTTGACGTTCTTCTTCCGAATAGGTGATAAACTTGTCGTCACACTCAAATTTCAGAACGACTTTTGTTGGGTCTGCTGCACGCTCAACAAGCGGGCGTGGAATATAACCGCCCGAGCTTTTCTTTGGTACACAGTAGTATTCTTCTAGTGCATCATCTTCTGTCGCTGTTTCTCGTAATAACCCAGCTTTCCAGGCGGCTTCTTTCTCTTGGCTCCATTCCTGCTTACTCACCTGACAAATGCGCCGATATAAGCCTTCCGCACAGGCATCATCAAGGGTGATCGTATGAATTGAATAGCTTTTACGCCCCGCACGGCTGTCTTGAATCAACTGATTAAACAGGTTATCCACGCCATTATGGGTGGAAATCAACCGCACTTTTGCCCCCCACATGGTAAGCGCGAGTGCAGCCTTTAATACTTCGGCCAACTTTTCATGGAATGCGGCTTCATCGATACACACAACCCCTTGCATACCGCGCAAGTTTTTCGGATTAGAGGACAGGGCTTTAATCTTGAAACCGGAAGCAAAATAAATCACATAGGTAAGAATATCTTTGTCTTCGTCTTCCAATACTTCTTCGCTGATTTCGCCTGCTGCTTGGTTAAACACACCAGCCCACATCGAGCACGCATCAATAAACTCGCGCGCCATTTCTTTGTTAGAGCCAATATAAAAAACGTCAGACCCACCGTCTGACTTTGCTCTACCTGCAATCAACACATCGTCCGCCGCTTCCGCCCAAGTAAGACCGGTACGGCGTGATTTTTCTGCAATTTTTAAAGGACTATCATCAGCAATCCAGCGTTTCTGATAGCCCAACAAGACTTCATTTTTGTCGAACGGGATAAAATCAGGCAATTTTTTCACCGCACTTTTTGAATTTTCTGGCATTACGCCACCCCTAAAATCTTCGCCTTCAACATATCTACCGCATCCGCTGAAAGACCCGCTTTCACGGCAACATTCTCCGCTGTTTCAGCGGCAAGTTGCGCCACTTCTTTACGAATTTTGCGCTCGCGCTCTTCACTAATGGCTTGCGCTTGTTCTATGCGGTTGGCTATCAACGCTAGCTGATTAATCACTTTCGGATCCACATCATCTAACTGACCAAGTGACATCGCTTTATCAAAAGCAATAGTTTTCACCGCTTCCATCAAAAGTTTGCCTACATCCGATTGCGGTGCCTCGCCAAATTGTTTTGCCCATAATTCCGCCATCTCACGGCTTTCACGAATTTTCGCCCCCATCTTTTCCATTCGACTGGCATAACGGTTTAATCCTGTTCTGCTCAGTAACGCCGTCTCGGGCAAACCGCAATCGCGGATCAACTCATTAATTTCGTCTAAAATTTCCGCCTGTGAAAATTGCTTATCACGCAACATCATCGCCAGTTGAGTTTTGATGTTAGGCGGCAATAAATCCACTTTACTGGCACGTCCACGGGTGTTTTTTTCTGTCATTTAAACCACCTTTAAACGTCCTTTAAATTTTTGGCGCAGGGCGTTTTACACCGTCCACTACAGCCTCACCGTTAGCCACGTCCACACCGCGTTGGGTAATGGAGGCAATCATAAAACCGTTGCCTAAACGCTCAATTTTCACCAAGCCTTGCTCTTCCAGCCAATTTAAATGGGTGCGAACCAAATCACGGCTGATTTTATGCCCATATAACGCCAAACAATCATCTAAAATGGATTCATTCGCGTCATAACCAGCTTCCACAAGGGATCGCAAAATCACAAGGCGTTGGTCTTTGGTAAAAATATCTTTACTCATTCTTTGCTCACTTCTTTCTCAATTAATAATGCCACCTGATGATTTAAGGTTTTAATATTCGTGCTTAACACATCGCTTTTGCCTTTCATCTCTGTAATCAAAATCCGCAAATCAGATACGTCTTGCGAAGTCGGCAAATGGCGCAGTTCGCCTTTCATTTCAGATAAGCTCTTTTCATTGTTATCAATGGCTTTGCGCAAGTCAGCTACATCAGATTTACGCGCATATTTACTGTCCATCGTCAGCCAAAAATACGTCCACACAATGCCGCCAACTGCCATCACAATCGACCAATGCTTTTGTAAAAATTCGATAATCTCTAACATTATTTTCTCTTATTCGTCTTTTCTAATAAGGCTTGGCAATCTACACAACAACGTGCGAAAGGTTGCGCCAATAAGCGCGCTTTGGGGATAGGCTCGCCACATTCATCACAATTTCGCCCGTCTTCGGCAATCTGTTGAATGGCTTCTGCACTTAACGGATTCATTCGGCGTGCCGCTTGTTGCAAGGCTTCAATCTGTGCTTCACGTTCGACGAGCTGGTCTAAAATATCTGTCATGGGGTTCCTTCGTTCTGACTACAAATCTCACGATAGGTCGCATTATGTACCGCAATTTGTCGTAAGGTTTCCGTGGTATCTTGTCTGCTGGCAGTGATAATGCCAAATCCACTACAACTTGGATTAATCACGGAGATCGCCTGATTGCTGCAAGCGGTTAATGACATCATCACGGCTAGTGATACGAGTGTTTTCTTCATTTTTCTTTCTCACTTCAAAATGTTTCACTTGAGTTTCAACGACAGCTTTCTGCGCTTGCAATTGCGCATTGGTTTTTAATAATTGCTCAATCTCACGGTGTGCATGTTTCAGCTTAAACATCACATACGCACCCAATAGTGCGAAAATTCCGAGCCCCGCTAAAATAATCTGCATACTCATCAAATCCCCCTTGGTCTATCCGTTTGTTCTGGCTCCACATAGGTTTCACCGGTAATCGGTTCTTCTGGTTTTGCTTGTTTGGCTTGAAAAGCCATCACCGCCCCTTTGGTTGCAGCAGAACCACCACAAAAACAAGCAAAATAAAAAAACAAATCAGTGACCGTAGAACGGTCAAGATAGACCGCATAAATTAATACACCCGCCATCACCAAAAAGCCGAAAAACTGAATAAATCCCGTTGTACTGGCTCGGCCATCAACATTGGTAAAAAGTTCAAGCAACTTATTCATCGGCATAATCTCCACATAATCATTTGGGCTGCAGTCGGTTTCCCTCTAGATACATAACTCCACGCATTTTTACTGTAAAAGTGCGGTCGATATTGCGTGACTTTTTGAGGCTTTTGAAACCAATTTAAAACACGTTTAAACACGCCTAAAAACTTAAACTTCATTGTCGATTGCCCCATATTTAAGATTGCCCGCCACACGACGCACCCAACCTTTACCAAAGGTTGCAAAAGTGCCAAGTTTGCAATAAAACTCCAGGCGTTCTGCATTCAAACGCATAATCACATCAGATATCGCCATCTTCTTAATCGCTGCAATGGTCATATTGCCAATAATGCCGTCATCCGCCACATCCACCGCACGTTGCAACATACGGCTTGCATTGCCTAATCCATGGTTTACCGCTGCATCAAAAAACTGGAAAGCCACCGCTTCAGGCATCTTGTCGCATTGATAACGCAACCAAAAGGCGGAGTAGTAGATTTTAAAAGCCTGCTCACGAGTCATCACACGCATATTGCCCTGATAACCATTTGCCAAAGCTGTGCGTTTAGTAATCCCCCAATTGGTTTCCCCGCCTGGGTCGCGGGGATCATTAACATACCCCCCCTCATGCCCAATTAAACGGTTAAAAATATCTAGAAAAGTTAACGTCGACATAAAAAAACACCCTTAATCTATTAATGATTAAGGGTATTGTCTTAAAAGCAGAGTAAAGAGAAGAGAGGAGCGGTTTCAGCACTAAAACAAGGCAAGATTATGGGTTTCTTCAAGATGGCGTACTTGTGCCAAAATCTCCCAACCGCTCCGATCAGAAAGTTGATATTTCGGACAAAGCTCAAGCATAGCCATACGCCCTGATTTATTTAAATGCTGGGTAAGATAATCATAATCGGCTTTAAAACGATAATTACGCACCACACGCAATGCTGTTTGGCAACGAGGAATATACAGCCACTCCCCACGAAAAACCTCTCGTAATTTCACCGCACTTTCCAAACCAATTAATGCTTTAAGCTTAGGAAAATAATGCACCCCATCAGTAAATCGAAAGGTAGCCCCACCAAAATTTGTAATAATTTTCTCCACCGCAGCAAAGCCCACCAAATCCACCATCTGCTGCACCGTTTCAGGCAGTAATTCAGCCACATCTTCCAAAGATTCAACCATAAACACCTCCGCAAATTGTTTTACGCAATTCTCACACGGAAATTTTAAAAAGGCGGTATTTTTGAAAAAAAAGATAAAAAAATCCCACCGAAGTGGGATTATCTTTATGCCTTAATGGGCAATTCTTTCACTAACTGTCGCACCGTGCTAACTTGGCAATCCAATGCTGCGGTAAACACCGCAATCATCCCCGCAAGTTGGCTATAACTTAAGGTATCAGCCGTGTTGTCAGTAATTTCCAAGAACTGGCGCAAACAGTGCAAGCCACCAAGGCTACTTTGAATTTCATCAAATTGATGTTCTAATTCATATCCGATGCTCATCTTCGCCCCCCTTACGCCAACAAATCCAACTGCACCGCAGTTGTTTTTGGTAATGTGGAGGAAAAAAAGCCCAAATTCCGCATTTTAAATGCCATCCATTTCACGCTATCTTTGGTTTTGCCTAATAGCGTACCAATTTCACGATAACTTAAGCCCATTTCACGATAGCGTAAAAAGTCTTTCGCTTGTGGGTTTGCCGTTAAAAAGGCAGTTTGCGCAGTGGTAATTAAACGTGCCAATTCATCTGGATTGTTGCGTAAAAATGTAGGAATGGCGAGCATTTGCGCTTGCATTTCAGTAGCTAAAGCAATAGCGTGCTGTTCCATTTTGATAAAATGGCGACGAGCTTGGCGACCAATTTCAGATCGTTCCAGCATACACAGCTCTTTTGCCATATCAAGGGTGATGTGGTATTCCTTGAGTGTTTCTTGTCTAATACCAAAGAAACCTCTATCGACGTTCACTAATTGGTGAAGCACGGTAAAATCAAGGTTTTCAGCAAATCCGTACTTGCTAATGCGGTGTTGAATCCAGTCAGAAAATTGTTTGCCGTTTCCTAATAATTTATGAAGATCACGAGCATTGACTAATTGAACAGATTGATTTTGAATTGAACCAGTGAAGGTTTGAATTTGGAAATTTGTCATAATTGCATACCTCTGAATAGAGACCCTATTTTGAGTAGGGCGACCGACAGCTCAAAACTGTGCAATAAACAGCGGAGTTATTCCCTTGCGGTATTGTATTCCTCGCACTGTCGGTCATTGATAAATTGGTTTTAATTTTTTTACCTAAACTTCAGGCAAAAAAATAGCACGAAATCACGGTTGTGCCGACCGTATTGCTGGGCTTTTGATACCCTGATCGCAAAATTAACCTTTTTTTAATCAGAAATCAAGGTTTTCTACCCAACATTATGCAAAAAGTTTTACGATTTTTGTCGATTGCGATCATACACCGCCAACATCTGCACCACCTTTTTCAACTGCCACGGCTGTAACCAATGCACAAAATCCACTTTAAACGAACGTTTCGCAATACCATCAGCATATTCTTTCGGTAAACCATGTTTTGCTAAAAGTGCGGTAACTTTCGCCAAATAAATTTTCTTATCTTCACGTGGTGCCGCACGATTTCCCCAAAAACTTGAACTGGATTTAAACCCCTTTTGCACCATAACATTTAACACCTGTTGCAATTCAATCTCCGTCATTTCAGTACAACTTGTTTTACCCGTTGTACTCACCAGTAATTGACGATAGGTTTCATCATCAAGGCCTAATTGGCTTTTTCCAATATGGATTTTAGCGATTAAATTTTTACGCAACATAGCCTTTCTCCTGTTCCGCTTTCCAGGCTTTCCAAACCGCAAACTCAGGCATATTTTCCACAAATTGCAACTGCCCAACAGCGGCATAACGTTCAATATATTGAATGGCTGCCATACGTTGATCCTCTTCTTGCGCTGCCACGCTTTGCATTTCAGCTTTGCCTTCATTACGCACCACAGCAAACAAGGGTTTCGCCCATTCATACACTTTCTTCAAATAGTTATGATTCGATAACGCCTGAATATTGCGTGTTTCCCGACGGTTTTTCATCACCGCTTGCACCGTTTCATTCAACGCATGGGCGAGTAGCGGACTAGGTTGATACATCTCCAACACATCTTTCATTAATCTCAATGCCCGACCATTAGATAGCGCCGATCTTTCAGGACGAAACAAACCAATATAACTCACCAACGCACGCGCATTACGCCCACCCAAATTGGATATTAACCCCAACATCTCACGCCCCGCATCATCTTCCAACAACGCATCTAAATGGATATCACTGTGGCAAATAGGGCAACGGCATAGTTTCATTATTGTTCCCTCAAACTTGATTTAAAACACATTACTCAGCCCACTTCATCTCACTTATCCCCCTCTTTTGTAAAGAGGGGCTAGGGGAGATTTAATAGGCTGTAAATGGGTTTTAGTCCTCAAAATAAATTTCATCAACGTTCGGCGCTAACCAATACCATGGGCTCACACGGAAAATTGAGTACCGTTTACTCCCTTGTTCTCTGATGGTGAGGAAAACATATTCATCCTCTTCATAACACTCCCATTTGCTATAATTACGCATAAATAATTCTTTGACGACACTTGATGCTAAATAAAATGGTCGTTTTTTTCGGTCAAATTCCAACCACTCTTTAATAATTTTCTCTACTTCTTCTTGATCTTCGTCATCTAGATCATCAATAAGTAACCATTCGTATTCGATATCCATAATTTATTCCTCCGGTGGTTGTGGTAGTGGTTGCCAGTGGGTTACTTCATCATCTGTAAACTCAGTAAATCCGCACAAGTCTGCATCGTAAAATGCAACCTTCACAGGTATGGCATATTCCGGGCAATATACGATAAAAAAGCTATCTTCACTTGGCGGGCAAGAGTCATACTTAATCCATCCATTGTTTTCACTCATTTTCTGCCTCCATAATCGCCTTACGTTTTGCTTTAATAATTGGCGTAACCACCCGTTTAATCGCCAGTTGCAATTCGCCTATAAAGGCCTCATCCTCCATATTGTCAAATGCAATACCCATCAGACTCGAATCAACTGCTTCAAATAATTTGCGATAGTCATCGACTTCGTCAAACACTCCTCCTTCCCAGTCTAATTGCACGATATTTCCGCCTAACACTTGCGTATTTTTTGATATTTCGAGTTGGTCACGTTGGTAGTCTTCCATTTCAACTTCGATTGTCATGCGGACTTTTTGGGTTATTTCATTGCTCATTTTCTACACCTTTTCTTTTGTAACTTGGATATTCAGATCTCAAAATCCGATAACAATTTGTCTTTAACTCAAAAATGCTTCTCGGTAGAGCGTTAATATGTAAGGTTTTACAGGCTTTTCCGGTATCGTCCATACCATATGGTACGCCGATTGCACGCCAACATCGTGCGGCTTGTACCGCTACGTCTTTAATCACCTCTGAGTTAATCACAAAGCTATTTGGCCAAATGCGTTGCAATAAAATGCCTTGTGCCATTAGTTTTTTAACCCGTTTCCTAAATTGACTATCGCTTAATCCAGATCCTGCAATAAGTCGGCTTACACTCAATATTGCAAAGTCTTCTGCCTTTTTCTTTGCTTGGTCGTCGCTATACGTGCCAACACTGCCACCGATATAAGTCACTAAGGTTTCTTGCGCAATACGGTCTAATGTTTCGTCCCAGATATATTCAAGGATGTGTTCATCTAGCACTTTCATACTTTCACCAATCTCATTCTCAACCCTGGCAACAAATTCTGTACATTTCCCACATATACCGCTGCGTGTTGCGCTTGCCCTGTGCGAAGATAGGTTTGTGCTTTAATAAGCTGCATTGCTGCTTGTTGCAATATTTCATCCAACCGCACTTTTTCTTGTTCTGTCATCCTGCTCGTCTCCATTCATCTTTCGGCATTTGCTCTGTTACATCTTCTTTTACCCATTTCAAAAATCTTTCGATAGTCACTATCGGGTATTTCGCGCCAAATTTCACACTTGGGCTATCATATTTCACGTGGGTATCGCTTAACCAAATAATCTCTCTGTCGTTAAGTAAGCGGAAAAAACCGAAACGTTGCGGTCGTTTAGCTGAGTAAAAGCGACCTATTTTTAAATCATTTTTTGTTAATTCACTCATACTTCCTCCCCTTCAATCACTGAATCAATTTCCACAACTAAACCAGTTAATGGCGGAGCGGTGTTTAAATCACACAACTCAATAGCTTGTTCTAGTGTTTCCGCTTTCATTTTCACTTCAATTACGCCATAAAGGCGCACGATATAATCAGCCATAAATCCTCCTAAAACGGTCTTCTTAATACTCGTTCACAAAACGCGGCGCGGTGTTTGCACCACTCTCGGTTACGTGCGTTAGGTGCGTTAAGTTCCGCAATCGCCCATTGCTCTTTGGCGTCTTGCAGTTCACCTCTACGTTCACTGTTTGCCGCTTGTTCACTGTAATATTTAAAGCGATCAAACTTGTTGATGTTTTTGTTCATAAGGTTCTCCTGTTGGTTTAAAGCCCATTATGAATGCCCCTCATCCCATCCCCCTCTTTTGTAAAGAGGGGTTAGGGGAGATTTAAAGGGCATTTAAATAAGTTTTATAATCAAATATGCTAACCACGCATATAGTGCAAAAAGACAAATTAAAACGATGCCAGACTCACTCATCTACGCCCCCGCTACATCTAACGCAATCGGCACATACTGATCGGTTTCGCCCACACGTTCATAAAGTCGAACATAAGCCTTACTACTCACTACTTGCACGCTTTCGCTAATCGCCTGCATCGCGTTTTGCCAACGTTCATCTTGAATATCTACCCGTCGCAAACCTAAAATTCGTGAAGTGTTGAGGTTTCCCTCTTTATCTACATTAAACGCACGTTCAATTAAGGCTTTTAATTCAGGGCGAGAGCCTTCGCTCCATTCATTCAAACACTCATCAATCAACACTTTTGCCGCCTGAATACGTTCATCAAATTGCAAATGGTCGTTAATCGCACGTTGGATTTTGTATTTACCGTCGTAGCTATAAAGTGTGATATTGCCTTTACTACCGCCCACTTTTGCACCATACTTTTCGGCAGAAAGTTCAATAAAGGCTTGTACATCACCAAAAATGCCTTCTTTAAAATTGCGCATCTCCTTATTTAAGGACACGCCTTTTTCCACCCATTCACGCACAAGCACATCACGTGCTTTGTCGATGTCTTTCACCAATTCAGCAGGGGTTAAATTGCCTCTTGCATCACGCCAGTATTCTTTCCCTTCAATCATCTGCTTCATTTAGAGCTCCTCTTTATCTAACTTAATCACCACAAGTCGCTTACCTTTATCACGTTTACATCGGGCGACTGTTGCCGAGCTGTAAATCGTTTTTTCGCTCACATTGAGTTTCTTTGCTAATTCTTCCGCAGTCCCGTCACCCAAATTCTTTTCGCCACGATAGACCGCATAAATTTGCCGACGCGTTGCCATTCCTCCTCCTAGTTCAAATATTTCCGCCAAACCACACGGATACCTTCCACTGTAAATTGCGCTTCTTGGTATCGAGCCACATCACGCCCCACGTGATACACATAAGCCCGTTGGTCTTTCTCTAGCTTTTCTGTTACCGCATTATTCATCACACGCACCGTCGGTTTTATCTTCTCAAAGTGCACATTAATTACCGTAAGCCCCATTTCATTTAAGCGTCTCACGGCTTTTTCCACTTGTTCTAAATAAGCCAACATCACGGCATTGTTTTTGTTTAATTGTTTAGTTGTATTGGGTTGTAACATTTTGGTCTCCTTAGCCAATCAATACTTTGCTGTATTCTTCAACCATTTCATAAGTGATTTCACACTCATTAATTTCAGCCAATCGCACCACACCTTTAATGAGGTTACTTAATCGACGTGCATTGCCCTTACTAAACTTAATAAAAGGCGCATTAAATTCAGCCGTGCCGAGTGCTGTTTCCGTTAATAACGCTAAATCTTTCTCTGGAAGGGCATTGCCTAAATCAAACGGTCGAGTTACACGGCTATATAACTGTGCCAGTTCGTTGTTTTTACCGCACAAATTCACCATTAAACGCGGCATACCAGCAAGCACCACGCCAATATTGGTTTTATCTCGTAATCGTCGAACAAACTCTAAAGAACGTGTAGAAAGCAACTCCGCTTCGTCAATCACTAATAACCGTTCTGAATTTTCCAAACGCTCCACTATCTTCTCGAAAAAGTCATTGTTTACGCCTTGCACAACCACACCACAAGCCTCCGCAATCTTGCGTAATAAGACTTTGGTGGTATAACTTGGATCGGTTTCAATCAACATTGCAGAAGGGTGCGTACGCACATATTCTTTTAACAACTGGGTTTTGCCTAACCCTGCCGCACCATAAATCACTACCATCTCGCCTTCCGTATGTGCATATTCCATCGCTTCCATCCCTTTACGTGCGAGAAACGTTGGCACAAATTGCTTGTTGTAACGCGCATTTAAAATTTTCTGATCTTGGCGTGCCAAATACTCCGCCACCTTGTCATCAAGGCGTTGCACATCGCCTGCGTATTGTCCTTTCAAATAAAGACTAATTGTCCCCACTGATACCGCTAACGCTTGCGCAATCTGCTTTTGTGTCATGCCGCTATTGGTCATAAACCGTTGCAGTTCTTTGTTTTTCATTTTTAACCTCGTTATAATTCTGTTTTAAACCTACCTAAACCAAGGAGAACCTTATGTCGCAAACTCAACTCGAAGACTTACAGCAACAACTTTCTGCACTAAACGGTCGGCTTGCTGTACAACAGATTTTAATTCGCTCGCTAATTGTTCAACTTGCCGAGCAGGATCAACTTGCGCTGCTTCAATTTCAGGGCGATTCGCACGATCAGCTTCGTCTTTTGTTACAAAGCACTGATGTGCCTGATTTTGTTGCGACGGATATGAAGACGTACCTTGATTCATATCTAGAGCCGTTGATTGCAATGCTAAATTTGGGGCAACGCCACTAGGGGTTAAAATCCAAACTGGGAAATCGTTTATTTTCGACCAATCTCTTTTAATCAACCTTTTAGCGCATTTAAATCGTCTTTTGGCGCGCGCTTTACGTTCTTTTTCAATAAAATTCTTCATCTTGTTCTCCTTATTCATTCACTAACTTTGCCTGTTCCGCTTCCCACTCTTCTTTCTCCGTTAAGTTATGGAAAATCGGCTTGGCTGGGATTTTTTGCTTCACTTTTGGCACGAGTATTGAAAAATCAGGTGCTTCTTCAATCGTATGCACCGACTGCAACTCGCGGCTATTGCGCTCAATTTTCTTCTCAAGGCGTTTATTCGCCGCTTGAATACTTTTCTCTCGCGCTTGCTCCACTACACTTTGCGCAAAGGCAGGCGATTTATTTCCGTTTAATTCCGCACGACAAATCCATCTGCCATCTAAGGTTTTCACAATCACATAAGACGGATCGTGAATATCAAAGCCCACTTTCACTTTCTCACCGTGGTATTCCGCCAAGTCGGTGCTGGAATAACGGTTGGTAAACAACTCAATTTCAGCGCGAGCCACCATGCGAATTTCTTCAGGGCGGAATAATAATTCACATTCAAACGCGGTAAGCCAGCGTTGTTGCGGTTGTTCGTGCTGCATAATCCATTCCCGATATTCCAATGGGCTAAAATGCGTGCCGTCCACCTTTTTCGGCAATTCGCTATGTGGGTTTCGGTTGTATTCTTCAAACACGCGCTCCACATCGGCGATAAATTCTTCCCAACGCGGCATCTTGTTATAGAATCGGCGTTGTTCTGCCGTCAGTTCTTTGCCTTTTTCAAGGGCATTCACGGCACTTTCAATTTTTCGGTGAATCAAATGTGCGGTAGATTTATCCACTGTTTTTACTACCGATGTTTCATACTCTCGTGCCAAGGGGATCAGCGTGGTTTCCCACAATCGCTCAATAATGCCACGCCCCTGCGGATTGCCTGGTCGTCCGGTTTTGTGCGTAATGCCTAATCGGGCGAATAAACCGGTCACTTCACAATCCAACCGTTTATTCTTTTCCCCACCGCCGTTATCCGAGTAATAAATCAACGGCAAGCCACATCGCTCAATGGCGTGGCGTAAGGCATCACCCACCGCAATCACGCTTTCCGATTTCGCCAAGCTCCAGCCCACTAAATAACGGGTGCGTCCATCAATAATCGCCGTCACTTCCGGTTGAAAACCGTGTGCATGATCCGGATGGCGAATTTTCGCTTTAAAGCCGTGTCCGTCCCCCACATACACATCAAACAGCCCAAGCACTTCCCAATCACGCCGTCTCACCGGCATTTTTTGTGAATACGCTGCGCCAGTTAATCTGCCGCGTTGTAATACAATCTCCGGCACTTCACTCATTACGCGTCGCACTTGGTACAGGCTCGGTTTTTCGCCGTCATAAGCGGCAATAAAGCGTTTATATGCGTGCGCCACCGTCACACCGGTGAAGATTTGATAAAACGGCAGAAAATCGTGCATCCACGTCCACTCGTGCCATTCTTTTTTCTTCACCCCAAAGCCCTTCGGTACAAGGGCTTTCAAGCGTTCTTCCGGCGTTTCCGCTTTTTCATACGCCAACACCCAGTCATACAGCGTGCGTGGCGAAAGCGATAAACCATTGCGCGGTTTGGCATTGGCAAGACGCACCATATCCAGCACAGGCTCAGGCAAGGTGGCTAATTTCACCTGATCGCACACCAACTCTATTAAATTGCGCCGTTGTCCTTTTTCTGTGCCTTCAAGGCTCAACACATAACGCGCTACTGCCATTCGCGCATCCGAAATACTGATTTGCTTTTGGCTGCATGTGCGCAAATCAAACGTATCCCGCCCCGCTGGCAATGCTGGTTTCGGCTTTTTCGCCACAGTTTTGATGGCGAATTTTAGGCGGATGGCTTTTTGGGTTTCTTCGGGGAGATCAGATAAGTGATATTCAAATACATTGCCTTTCACACCTTCTCTACGTCTTCTCTGCCAATTTTCTTGTTTTGCCCTAAAAGTAATGCCTTGAGTTGTTTTTGGCATAAAAGGCAATCCAAGTAGTTCTTGAGTTGTTAGCCACATAAGCGGTTCTCCCGCTCCGCGTAACGTGTCGCCCAAATTTCTTGTGGTGCCACGCCAATCGCGGCAGCAATAATGCGTTCCCCTTTGGGGTAGCTCACACGCAGTGCATTTTTCAACGTGGAAGGGGCTAATCCCGATTTAATCGAAAGCGAATGCAACGTAATATTTCGCTCGTGCAGCTCATACACAATGCGCTTCCAGCTCCAATCTTTTTTCTGCATAAATATCTCCTTGCATTTAAATTAAACCCACTTTAGGTTAAACTTTGGTGTAAACTAAAAGCGTTACTCTTAGCTTTCATTTAAATGTTAAAAGAAAGCTAAATGAAAGTCAAATGCTTTCTTTTAAAAATTTCTTTTAAAATGCATTTATTGACTTTAACCTTTTGATTATTAAAGAAATAAATTTTAAAATTTTTAATATAAAGTTACTTTCTTTTAAGGAGTTTTAAATGAAAGAGTGGGTTCTATTGAAAGATCTACTAGGAGTGGCTGGTTTAGCTAGTACGCCACAAGGTGTGTTACTTAATGCGAAAAGAGAAAATTGGAAAAGACGCCGAAAGAAAGGCGTAAAAGGCAATGTGTTTGAATATTATGTTGGCGATATGCCCAAAGCCGTGCAACAGGCACTAGGCTTTGCTGGCAAACCGCAGCAGGTAGAGCCACAGCCCGAAATAACGCAAACCCCAACCCTAGAACAAGCCATGTCGATTGTTCAAAAAGCCTTAGAAGAACTGGAAAACACGCCCAAAAGCAACGCGCAAACGCCCAATAATGAAGGCTTAAGCCAAATTGAACAGCGTTTGCTGCAATGCTTTCGCAAAGCCAGCAAAGAAGGGCAGGAAGCCATTATTTCCACTGCAGAAACCATGGCAGCCTTACAAGAGAAAAAAGAAACCGAGGCGCAACCACTTGAGAATCATCAGCTAAATGCGGCATAA